CACAGTATACGGCTGTAACGCACAGTATAGAGAGTTTAATCCTCATTTTTTAGTAGCAGTAGACGTTAAAATGGTCAACGAGATCATAGCATCTGGATGGCACAAAGACCATCAAGTATGGACCAATGCTAACAAAGGTATTACTTCTAAGCACAATATTAACTTTTTTACACCTCATAAAGGCTGGAGTTCAGGACCTACAGCACTTTGGTTCGCAGCAACTAACGGACACAAAGATATCTATATCTTAGGATTTGATTATCAGGGCCTGAACGGTAAATTCAACAACATATATGCAGATACGTTTAACTACAAAAAATCCACAGATTCTGCTACATTTTTTGGTAACTGGTTAAGTCAAACTGAAAAAGTAATTAAAGATTTTAAACACACTAATTTTATTAGGGTGATAGAGCCGGGAGGTTTTATACCAGATAAATTAGGACCCACGCTGCCAAACCTTACACACATAACCTATAAAGAATTTGGGCAAAAGTTCACAAATTCACTTTATCTCGATCGAATCGATCAAAAAACTACCATTTAACCCCCATTTGTAATCTGCGTGTTAAATAAAGCACAGCCTTGACAATTAGGAGAATAGCTATGGCCGATAAAAATATTTTAGAGCAGATGCTTGAGCATCTTGTTAATGACGAACAGCAAAAAGCTGAAGAATTATTCCACGAGTATGTAGTTGCTCGTTCACGTGAAATCTACGAAGGTTTAATCCAAGAAGATTTTGATCTAGAAGAAGAAAAAGACGAAGACGAGGACGAAGATAAAGTCGACGAAGCTTCTGATGAAGAAAAAGACGAAGACGACGAAAAAGTTGACGAAGAATTTGAAGATATCGCTATCGAAGGTGACGACGATATGGGCGATATGGGCGGCGATCCTACTGACGACCTAGAAGGTGAGTTAGGCATGGACGACGAAGAAGGTGAAGAAGGCGAAAAGTCTGAAGAAGAACTTTTCCAAGACTTAGACGCTATTGTTGACGAGCTACAAGCTAAGTTTGACGAACTAAAAGGTCATGAGTCTGGTGAAGACGAAATGGGCGGCGATGAAGAAATGAAAGACGCCATGGATCCAGAATTAGCCACAGTTCGTGAGTATGTTGAAAAAGTTCAAAAACCAACAGCAGGCGATAACGGTGCAAACACCAAATCAATCGTAGCTGGTAAGAACGATATGGGCGGAACAGCTTCTAACATCGCTCAAGGCGGAACAGAAAGCAGCCCAGTTGAAGCAAACAAAGGACAACTAAAAGGTTCAAGCCTAATTAAGCAAAAACCAACAGAAGATAACGCAGGCAACATCAATGTCCCAGGCGGTAAAGCTGGCGGCGCTTTTTCAAAGAAAGAGCCAGGACATGGTGCTGAGAAAGCTGGTGCAAAAGAATCAGCTGACAACAAGCAAAGTCTTTTCCGTGGCCGTAGATAATAGGACGTGACAGTGAGAACGACACTAGCCGAACATTTGAGTTACGACCAGGCCCAGATTGTCTTGGAGCGAGATGAGAGCGGGGACAAAAAGTCCCTGTATCTAAACGGCATTTGCATTCAAGGAGACATCCGCAATGCAAACCAGCGTGTTTATTCTTCTCAGGAAATTGGCAGGGCTGTCAAAACGCTCAACGAACAGATCTCTGGCGGATACTCTGTGCTAGGAGAAGTTGATCACCCACAGGATTTAAAAATCAATCTAGATCGTGTTAGTCATATGATTACCAAGATGTGGATGGATGGTCCTAACGGTTACGGAAAACTTAAAATACTTCCTACTCCAATGGGTCAGTTAGTTCAGACCATGTTGGAGTCGGGAGTTAAGTTGGGTGTTAGTAGTAGAGGTTCCGGTGAAGTAGATAATAGTGGTAATGTCAATGGTTTTGAAATTATCACAGTCGACGTAGTAGCTCAACCATCTGCCCCGGGAGCATACCCAACACCAGTTTATGAACATCTGATGAATAACACAGGTGGATATCAGGCATTTAGAATAGCAAAAGAAGTCCAAGGCGATCCACAGGCTCAAAAATACCTAGCAGAGTCACTAAAGAGAATCATCTCTAGACTCAAATAACGAAGGAGAATCACATGCTAGACATCGTAAAACAATTGTTCGAGAACAATGTGATTTCCGAGGAAATTAAATCGGAGATTGAATCCGCTTGGCAAAGCAGAATTCAAGAAAACCGTGAACAAGTCACAGCACAACTCCGTGAGGAGTTTGCTCAAAAATACGAGCATGACAAAACTGCAATGGTGGAAGCCGTTGAAGCAATGTTATCGGATCGCCTACAAGCAGAATTAGGTGAACTGGCAGAAGATCGTCAAGGTCTTATTGAAGCTCGTGCCAAGTATGCTAAGAAGATGAAAGATGATTCCACTGCAATGGAATCATTTGTCTTTAATAACCTCAAGAAAGAACTAGCAGAACTACATGAAGATCGCAAGAAAGTTGCATCTAATGTAGCTAAACTAGAATCATTCATTGTAGATGCACTAGCGAAAGAAATCGCAGAATTCCACAGTGACAAGAAGGATCTAGCTGAAACCAAAGTTAAATTGGTTCGCGAAAGCAAAGCTAAGTTCGAACAGGTTAAGAAAGAGTTCATCGCTCGCTCAGCTCAGTTAGTTTCAGAATCGATCTCCAAAGGATTGAAAGCTGAAATGACTCAGTTACGTGAGGATATCGAAGCTGCTCGCAAGAACGACTTTGGTCGCAGAATTTTTGAAAGCTTCGCAAGCGAGTATGCAGCATCTCATTTAAATGAGAAGTCTGAAACCGCTAAACTTCTACAAATTGTTTCACAAAAAGAAGCAGAATTAGAAGAAGCAGCAAAGATTGTTGCAGAATCACAAAAACTAGTAGAAAGCAGAGAACAAGAATTACGTATCGCACGTGACCAAGCTACTCGCAAAGATCTAATGGGCGAGTTGTTAGGACCACTAAGCGGCGACAAACGTAATGTTATGAGCGACTTACTAGAATCAGTTCAAACTGAAAAATTAAGATCAGCTTTCGACAAGTATCTACCAGCTGTAATGGATGGTGGAATACCGGCGAAGAAAGCACTGACAGAAGGCAAAGAAATTACAGGCGACAAGAAGGCACAACAAACAAGCGGTCAAGAAGAAAAAACCGCTGAAATTTTTGACATCCGCAGGCTTGCGGGACTTAAAGTTTAAGGAGAACTATAATGTCACAATTACTCGAGTCACGCTGGTCGGAAACTAAAGAGGCTCTCTTAGAAGGCCTACAAGGTAACAAGCGTTCAGTAATGGCAGCTACTCTAGAAAATACCCGCAAGTATTTGTCAGAGAGTGCTACTGCTGGTGCTACTTCCGCCGGTAACGTTGCAACACTAAATCGTGTGATCCTACCAGTGATCAGACGTGTCATGCCAACCGTTATTGCTAACGAGTTGGTTGGCGTTCAGCCAATGACAGGACCAGTTGGTCAGATCCATACTCTACGTGTTCGCTATGCAGATAGCTTTACAGGTAGCGCAGGTGGTTCAACCACAGCTGGTGAAGAGGCACTAAGCCCATTCAAGATTGCTGAAGGCTATTCTGGTAACACCAATGGCAAAGCAGACGCAACTGCTGCCAAAGAAGGTGTTGCTGGTAACAGACTAAGCATTCAAATCTTGAAGCAAACTGTAGAAGCTAAGACCAGAAAGCTATCAGCTCGCTGGACATTTGAAGCTGCTCAAGATGCACAAGCCCAACAAGGTATTGACATCGAAGCAGAAATCATGGCTGCTCTTGCTCAAGAAATTACAGCTGAAATCGATCAAGAAGTTCTATCTTCTTTATTGACACTAGCTGGTTCACAAAACAATATTGCTTATGACCAGGCAGCAGTTTCTGGCACAGCAACATTCGTTGGTGACGAACACGCTGCTCTAGCTGTTGCTATCAATCGCGTAGCTAACAGAATTGCACAGCGCACACGTCGCGGCGCAGGTAACTGGGCTGTGGTATCTCCACAAGCTCTAACAATCCTTCAAAGTGCTACAACTTCTGCATTCGCAAGAACAACAGAAGGCACATTCGAAGCTCCAACAAACACCAAGTTCGTTGGAACATTGAACGGCGCAATGAAGATTTATGTTAACACATTTGCTACAGAAACTTCTGGCAGCGACAAAGTGTTGATCGGTTACAAAGGTTCTAGCGAATCTGACGCAGCAGCATTCTACTGCCCATACATTCCATTGATGAGCAGCGGTGTTGTTCTAGATCCTAGCACATTTGAACCAGTAGTTAGCTTTATGACACGTTACGGATATGTTGAGTTAACAAACACAGCATCATCTCTAGGTAACGCAGCTGACTACCTAGGAACAGTTACTATCAGTAACGCAACATTCATCTAATCCTAGGACGATGAAATCAAAAAGGACCTTCGGGTCCTTTTTGTTTGACTTAAATATCTACGTGAATGTAGAAAGCGATAGAGATTTTCCAGAACTAAGACGCCATATGTCTAATTGGCGTAAACGTTTTCCTATGTTTGCGCATGACGTTAATCAGATAGAACATATCGTAGAACAACACATTCAAAATTTTGCTATTGCAGGTGTGCATTATCGACAGACTAAAAGTAAAAAATATTTAGAAATCGCACAACACGAATTGGACGAAATAAACAGGGTTATTTCGACTGTAGAAAAACTAGAGCTTATGGCTATACTGAGCCAAAGATAAATAAAGTATCTAGTAAAATGCGCAGTAGCCACTGAGCGAGACCTAGAACGTCACTCAAAGGAGAAAACAAATGGCAAATAAACTAAGTAAAAAGTATTTTGGAGCAACTGGCTCAGCATCAACACCTCATCTACCAATTAGATTTAAATCTGGTGGAACAGTATATGAAGGATTCATTGTAAATCAAGTTAGTGCTCGTAGATTTAAATGTAGCACAGACAATGGAACTACTGCTGTAGAAATTTGTAAATTAGTTCAAGGAACAAATTCAGACCCCGTAAATAACGGCGAAGCAACATTAGTCGGATTACTAAACGGCTCTCCAATTACATTGCGTAAAATTAATTTTAGAACAGTTGCAGATTTTTCTAACAACAGATACAAGTGGTCATTAAGCGACGACTCAACAGAAACTTTAATCATCTTAACAGCAATTTCACCATCAGTGTAATATAAAATATGGGACAGTTTATTCAAACCAACGGCGACTACACCATTAAAACTGGTGAAGGTAGTCAACTTAAATTAGATACAGGTGCTGGTGTAGGCCAGGTCTATATTACTGGCGACCTTGTGGTAGTTGGTCAACAATTAACTGTTCAAGCTACTGATTTAAATGTTGAAGATAATATTATTATTCTCAACTATGGAGAAGTGGGATCTGGAGTAACATTGCGTTACTCCGGTATCCAAGTTGATAGGGGCAGTTCGTCTCCGGCATCCATTGTCTATGACGAAACTGTAGATACATGGTTAATAGGACAAGGTGTTGCTACCAGCGGCATCTTGAACTATGCCAACAGTAAAATTAAACTAAAAGAAATATTAACAGATTCTTCTACCGACGGGGGAGATTTGTTATTATTAGGTTCTGACAGTGCCAGCGGCGCAGTTAAGGTTAGATCTGAAGGCGGAGACGGAACAGAGTATCAAGCCAATGTCACTGATCCTAACCACATACCGAATAAAAAATATGTCGACGAAGCGATTCGTAACAATCCAACATTCCAAATTATTGATAACAATACTCGAGTTATTGTTACAGATAAAGATGTTACAGGTTCTTTGGCATATCTTTCTGCACAAACAGGTTATAGCACATTCGGTGAAAGCGGAATTTCTGTGATTGTTGATGGAACACTAACGTCACAATTTTATAGAAATCGAGCATACATACAAAATTTAGAATTTAATAATAACGAAATAACCAACAATGATACTAACGGTAATATCAGTATAAGAACACAAGGCACAGGTAAACTGCAAACAAATTATGCTATGCAACTTGATAACATTGGAACTGTTCCAGCATATGTATCAAACGCAACATTAGTTTACGGAGCTCAGCCTAGTGTAGGATCTACTGGATTATATTTTGTTAATTCAACTCGCAACGGAGAGCTAATTAATAAAAATAGAGCACTATTGTTTAGTATGATATTTTAAGAGACGGATATGATAAACAGCACATTAGTTACATCAACATCAGTTACAGTTCCAGTGAAAGTATTCACTAGCTCATCCACAGGAGCTGCTATTGGCGGTGCTGTTACAGCTCAGGATAGAGCAATTACTACAATGATTCTTTGCAATACAGGAACACCTAATCTTACAGACGAAACAATTAATACAGTTAGCGTTAATGTTTATCTAGTTAAGTCAGGTTCAAGTTATGGTTCAAATAATTTAATCGTTAGTAATTTAATAGTTCCAGCAGGTGAAACAGTTTTCTTTTCAGATGAAAAAATTATTTTAGATGGCGGAGACGAAGTTTGGATCGGAACATCTGTGGGAAGTTTGTTATCAGTGACTGTAAGCACATTGCCAGTATAATATGAAATTTTTAAAACAAAAAACTATTTCTCGATATAGCCCTAGTGATAACACATTGTTTACCAATCACTACGGCCGCGCTGTAATGGATCTAACAGGAGGTCTACGACTGCCTAAAGGAACTACAGCTGAACGCCCTGATTTATCAGGAGTAAGAACTCCTAATGGAGCGGACGGATATATCAGATACAATACCGAAACAAATTCAATCGAAGGATATGTTGCTGGTGTTTGGGAAATCGTTACAGCTCCAGGAACAACTGGAATTACAAAACAAACTCTCGGTCCAGGAAACGAAGTAGATACGATTTTTGGTCCGTTGAGTCTCATTCCGCCATCTGAAAATAGTATTCTTGTTTTTGTTGAAAACGTATTTCAAATTTCAGATACAAACTTTAATTTACTCTACAATTATCTAGGATCTGGTAACACATACATACAGTTTACCAGTGCTATTCCCCTAGACAAATACATCACAATCTACTTCGGCTTCAGCAACTAATAGCTTTTTGGGTAAATATACGTATCATATTGGAGATACGTAATGGCCTTAGTTTTTGCCGATCGAGTTAAAGTTAGAGCTCATACTACAGGTTTAGGTAGTTTTACATTAGACAGCACAGTTCCCGGATTTCAAAGTTTTGCCGCAGGTGTAGGAAATGGCAACGAAACATACTATGGCATCGTTGATCAAGTAGGCAACTGGGAAATTGGTCGAGGAACTTTTGTAGCACCTTCAACTTTAACCAGAGATACTGTTATAAGCAGCTCTAATAGCGGAGCAAAAGTAAATTTTCCCGAAGGCGGAAAAAACGTATATTCAACATTTCCTGCAAGCATAGCTCAAACAATTGTTACAGAATCAGTGGGCAGTTTTAGCTTTGTAGGCAGCACTATCTCAACTACAGATAGCACATCTATTTCTGTAGCACAACCCACAAGATTTTTTGGCAATGTTCAAATTGACGGCGACCTTACGCTAGCAGGCGATGAACTAGTATTTGCCAATAACGTAATATTTCAAAGTCGTATAGAAGCTGATATGCAAGGTTCTGTGTTTGCAGATGACTCTTCTAAAATTGTAGACGGCACAACCAGCGAAATTGCAGGCACTGGAATTACTGCTACTAAATTTATAAAATTTCCTATATACGCAGATGCCGCTGCCAGAAACTCAGCACTGCCTGCTGGCACAGTAGAAGAAGGTATGGTTGTTTATGTTTCAGATATAAACAAATTACAAATTAACACAGATTCAACTATAACCGGTTGGGCAAATCTCAACTAAGGATTAATTATGACAGGACCTTTTAGCACTGGTGTATTTGGAGAAGATCCTAGCAATACCAACGAAGATAATTTTACCGCAGCGTTAGGTAGAATAGGTGGTAAACTTCTCAAAGAAAATTTAACTAGAAACGGGTCCGATCTTACTTTTAGAAATAGGATAGGCGATCCTGATCTATTGTATCTAAACGTAAACGATATGAGAATAGGTATCAATGACGATACTCCTTCTTATGATCTTGATGTTAATTCTAATATAAAAACTACCAACGGATCAGTTACCGGTCAAGCAAATTTAGATAATGTTATTATTAATGCTGCTGGCTATTTTTCTACATCTGTAGGATCATTACATATTCAACCCACCAGTGCAGGAACAATGATAGAGCACCAAAGGATGACCACTGCCAATTTAGAATTCAATGATAATTTTATTGGCAGCTTATCAAATAGCAATATCACATTAGATCCTAACGGTGCAGGAACTATTGAATTTCAAGCAACTACAGAAATATCGTTAAATCTAACAGTCACTGGAAATATTCAAACTGCTGGAAATTTAAGCACAGCCAGTCAATTAATTATCGGTGATAGTCCTTTAGACATAGTAACTATAACTCCGGACTTTTCTCAGAGTATTATTCCTGGAACAACATCGTCGTATGATTTAGGATCCTCATCAAAGAAATGGAGTAGAGTATATTCCCCGGACCTAACAAATGTTACTAGAGTTCGTCCTAATGCTGCAAATTATAGTGAGCAAGTTAGAATTGACGGCGTTAACAAAACTATTTTTGCTATGCAGAGCAATGACGATGTTCACTTAGATCCATCAACTGGGATTACTTATATTGAAGAATTAAAATTCCAAGGCAACGACATTACAAACAGCAGATCTGTTAGAGCATTAAATCCTTCCGCAGTCTCAGCAGGATTGCTAGCAGGTGATCCTTTTTGGAATACTACTGCTACAGGTAATGAATATTTCTTAGGTGGCGGAACTACTTTAATTACTACCAGAACTACAAAATTAGGTGACATTAGAAATGACCTAGATAATCCAGGAGTAATTAACGCCGACGATGCTAACCTAGCTTTAATTATTGGAAATAGAACAGGCGGAACATTAAACGAACAATTATGGTATCATAAAGTAATGAAACCAGCTGTGTTTGCTTCACCTTCGGCTACAGCAACATATTCCAACGGCATATCTGCTACTAATGCACCGATGACATTTTCTTCTACAGGAACAGGCTACGTAAGATTCACAGGAAATAATGCTATTTTAATTCCTGCAGGATCATCAGCAGAAAGAACCTATGCTGAAGTAGGTGATACACGTTGGAACACAGAACTAAATTATTTAGAATGTTTCGATGGTGAAAGATATATCATTTCAACTGGTGCTGGTGAAGTAGTTAGCACTGACCTGATGACAGACCTAGCTATAACAAGAGCTCTAATACTCACTTAATTTCCATTCTGGCTAAATACACTTAATGTAGAAACCGGCCAAGTTTTTACAAATTAAACTGTGGTAAACCAGCAAAGAGCCGTAAAAACGGATGCGGAGAAATCCAAAATTGGTTAACCGTGAAACGCGGGGTTATTAGGAGAGCACATGGCTATTGGTCGTATTTCCGGGCCGCTCTTAAAGCAGAATCTCATCAGAGATGGTGTGAATCTAGCATTTGAGACCGACCTACTCTATCTTGATGTAAACAACTCTCGCATAGGCGTAAACAATGCCTCTCCAACAACCGCTCTCGATGTTCTCGGAACCACAAGATCAACAACACTTACAGTAGATAATCAACTTGATGTTGGTAATTTACACATCACTGGCAATACCATTAGCAGCGATTTACAAACTATCACGTTTCAACCTGCTGCCGGTAACCCAACAATTTATCACTCTAAGTTGCAAATAGATGACTTGCAATTTAGCGGTAATACAATTTCTACAACAGTTTCAAATTCAAATTTAGAATTTCGTCCTAACGGAACTGGACGATTATCTGTTGTAGGTAACACAAACATCACAGGAAATTTATACGTTTCCGGAAATATTGAAGCTACAGGTAATATTACTATTGGCGGCAACATTACTATTGGTGATGCATTAACAGACACTATCACAATCAACGCTAGCATTCAAAGTAGTTTAATTCCAGAAACTACAGATGCATACGATTTAGGTTCATCATCATTTAGATGGAGAACAATGTATGTTGACGACATGTATGCTGATACTCTAAATCTTCCAACTTTAGACATTGGACAATTAGAATTTAGAGATAATAGAATTACTACAAAAAGCGGACAAGATCTTTATATCGACGGCAATTCAGCGGGCGGTGTTAGATTAGGTAATTTTAAAATTGCAGACAACATTATTACTAACGTAGTTGTTAATGCAGTTACACAAATCATTCATACCGGTAACGGATATTTTAAAATCGCAGGAACAAATGGATTTGTTCCACCAGTAGGATCTGATGCTCAAAGACCTACTGCTTATGCTGTAACAGGTATGACTAGATATAATACTAATTCGAAAGCCTTAGAAATTTGGGACGGATTAGCTTGGGCATCACCTGCAGGTTCATCTGGTGCTGTGTCAGAAACAGACGCTAACGAAATTGCAGCTATATACTCAATTATTTTAGGATAATACTATGCCAACCGTATTTAGAATGATTACAGCCACAGACGTAGGAACTACACCTATCGATGTTCTACAGATTGCCGAAGGTGTTAGAGCTACTGTTATTGGATGTAATCTATCAAACACTACAACATACGATACTGTAAACGTTAACGTATATGTTGTAGATGAAAATTCTACAGCAGCGACATTTGTTAAAAATGTTATTATTCCCCCTAACACTGCTGTAAAATTAATTACAGGGGGAGAAAAATTAATTTTACCTGAAACAGCCGGATTGAGAGTAGAAAGTTCTATCGACAATAGTGTTGATGCTGTGGTCAGTTATGTTGAGATATCATAAGGAGCGATAGATGAGTTACTTTGGAAGAACCCCTGCAGACATATTAGGAAACAGTCCACAGTATTTCTATGCTCTGCGCAGAAACGACGAAGGCGAATTATATTTTATTCGCAGCGATCAACTTACAGATAATGATACCGTGGTGATCAACAATCCAGGCGCATCAACTGATAACTTTGATGATTTTGAAGCAGGTGTTGATTATTTTGAAGGAATTGATGAAGAACACAATATAGTATTTTCCAATATGAAATATCCTCAGTATCGTTGGGATAATAGATCAATGCTATACTATATTGACGACGAAGGAAGATTAGTTCAAAGAATTAATAAAACATACGAATACCCTGCAGGTATTTCATCAAACGGATAATGGAATTAAAATATGGCAGAGTTTAAGATTAATAAATTTGCTTACACTTGGAGAGGTAACTGGACAAGTGGAACAGCATATATCAGAGACGACATTGTAAGATACGGTGGTAAATCATTTGTATGTATAAGACAACATACCGCAGATACAGATTTTTATGATGATTTATATTACGTATTTCCAGGAGATACAGCACAGAGTCCTGCTTGGCTAAAAATGACCGACGGTTTCTCATATAGAGGAACTTGGACAGCAACAACAAAATATAATCTAGGAGACATAATTCAAAATGGCGGAAGATTATATCTTGTCATCGAAGACTACACATCAACATCAATATTTGACGATAATATCAGCAAGCATTCTGTGTATGCAGAAGGCACAGCATGGACTGGAAATTGGGCTCCTGCTACCCGCTATGGAATAGGTGCTCTAGTAAAATACAATGGCATTGTTTATAGATGTATCACTGGTCACACTTCTGCATCAACATCTTTAGGACTTGAATCTGATCAGTCTAAATGGTCTACTTACTATGAAGGTATTGAATACCAAGGGTTGTATGCATCCGGTGTTAGATATAAATTAAACGATCTAGTTAAGTTCGGTGGAAGCATATTAAGATGCACACAGGGTCATACTTCTACATCTACTCTCAATAATTCTTATTGGACTATTGATCTACCAGGAAATAATCCAGTAGGCGATTGGACAATAACTAGTCAATATGCAATTGGAGATATCGTAAAGCATGGCGGTTACATGTATGTCTCTAAAACTAACCATACAGGAATCAGTCCAGGCAATGAAGATTTTGGTTCTGCTAACTGGCTAGTAATATCTAAAGGACAAAATTTTAGAGGGTTATGGGACCCCGAAGCTACCTATAAGACAGGAGATGTTGTTCAACGTGGCGGACAAGTATATGTTGCAACATTAGACAGTTCTACAGATGGTAGCTCTTTAGATTATTTAGAAGCAGGTTCTTGGGAAGTTATTGTTCCTGGCGAACAATGGAAAAATTATTGGGCCACTAACGCAGATTATGCTGTAGGAGATGTGGTAATTTTTGACGGATCTGCTTACAGATGTAACTATGCTCATACAGCTGATAGTCAAAACTATCCAGGAGATAACGGATCTGGATTTGTATATTGGACACTGTTATTGCAATCAGGTCCAAACATTGGATTGAGACAACGCGGCGACTTATTAACCTATGATTTACAAAGAGGTTTCGCTGATGACACTAGCACATTTGGCCCTACTGCTGTTGAAATCGGAACTAAAACACATTTATTAACTATTAACAATCAAGATAGTTTATATTATAAAGCGTTTAATGAATTAGCCAGAGAACTGTATGTTGCTCCTAATGGTTTTGACGAACCAGGTAGAGGACACAGTATTTTTAATCCTTTTAGAACCGTTCGTTATGCTTGCGAACGTGCAGAGGAATTAGGCTATTCTGTCGAAACTAACATTTATATTAGAACAGGAAAATACAGCGAAATATTACCGATCATTGTTCCGCGCAAAACTTCTCTAAAAGGAGAAGAAGTTCGTGGAGTAGTAATTGAACCAAACGAGCCTATAGCAGCTTTAGCTCAAGACGATGCCTACACTCTAGATATTTTATCTAGAATGAGAGAAATCTTACCAGACCTTATTCAAGGTGACCTAGTAACTCCTACTATAGGAAATACAGTTGATCAAGTAGTGTTATCTGGTCTAAGCGATGCAATGACCGGCACGACTCTTACAGGGTTAATCGACGATATCAGTGATTATATCAATTTTAAATTTAATAACGGTCAAAGCAATCCAACAGTAACTGGTTCTAACGATCCTACAACTGATTCGATGCTTATTAATGCTACCTTACAGCTAGAAGCAAATATTGAATTCTTGCAAGAAGAAGCTGTAGCATTTATGCAATATTATTATCCTAATTATAATTTTGATTCTAATCTTTGCAGACGAGATATCGAAAGATATATTAAAGCATTTATATACGATTTAACATATACTGGCAATTACAAATCTATAATGGCTGCAAGATATTACTGCAATGCTATTACTGGTTCAAATCACGAAGACATGTTTTATGTTAGAGATGCCACCGGTATAAGAAATATGACCTTGCAGGGACTTCAAGGAACATTAAGTTCAACTCTTTACAACGGATTGTTCCGTAAGCCAACAGGCGGTGCTTATGTTTCTCTAGACCCAGGATGGGGCCCAGATGATGAAAGAGTATGGATTACTTCTAGATCATGCTATGTTCAAAACGTAGCAACGTTTGGTTATGGTGCAACCGGTCAAAAAATTGACGGTGCGCTACATAATGGCGGTAACAGATCTATCGTTTCTAACGACTTCACACAAGTTATTTCAGACGGTGTTGGCGCATGGGTATTAAACAATGGTAGGGCAGAACTTGTTTCTGTGTTTACATATTACTCTCATGTAGGATATCTAGCTGAAAATGGTGGTAAGATTCGTGCTACAAACGGTAACAATTCCTATGGTGATTTTGGTTCATTAGCTGTAGGTAACGATCCTGCAGAAGTTCCAAAATATGGTAATGTTAATAATAGAAACAATGAAGCAACTGTAGTATCAGCATTTGCCGGCGAAGTTAACGATTTTATTTTAACATTAGAATTTGAAAATGCTGGACAGAATTATACGCAAGCATCATATAGTATTATCGGTTCAGGCACAAATGCCAGTGTCATCCAAGACGATTTTAGAGATAAAGCAGTTTTTTATCCTAAATTAATTAATCCACAAGACTCGTCATTACCAGGCGGCGCTGGATTTATTGTAATTCAAAATAATGCTCAGAGCGGAGATGCTACATCGATTACTATTGCATCAAACGATAACAATGATGAATCAACATATTTAGGTATGCGAATTGTTATTACATCCGGAGTAGGAACTGGGCAGTATGGTATTATTACAGGTTATAATACTTTAACTAAAGTAATTTCTGTGAAAAGAGAAAGCGACGGAGTAGCAGGTTGGGACCACGTTGTTCCTGGTTACCCAATCGCACCGTTACTAATCAACTCTACAACTTATAGAATTGAAGCATTAGTTACCTTTGATGCTCCACCTTACATTACAAATGCACTTACCTTACCTGTAAGCACATATTGGAATAATGTTGTCTACGGCGAAACTCAAGAGTCATTTGTCAACGTGTTAGGTTCTGCACCGTCGGGAACTACTATCGATATTCCTACTTCTATTGCAGCATGGAATGTAACAAAAAATGGAAGAACATACACCGTAACAATAGGAGCATCAAGCGGAGCAGGTTATGCTCTAGGACAAACTATTGTGTTAACTGGTGATGATGTCGGCGGAGTTTCTCCTGACAATGATATTACTATAACAGTTACTGGAATTTCAAATGACAGCACAAACTCAATTACTGGATATACCTATGAAGGTATTGCATCTAGTGGAAGGTTTGTTATTATTCCTTCAACCGGAACTAGTGCTGTGGCATCTAAAGACGGTATTAACTGGGAAAATTCTACATTACCTGCAAGTAGAGTTTGGAAAGGATTAGCCGCAGGCGGCAATAGATTTGTAACAATTGGATATAACTCGGCATCTGTAGCACAATCTTTAGATGGCAAGACATGGACTGAACGATCTATTGCTACTAGATTCTGGAATGCTATAGCATACGGTGGCGGAACATTTGTTGCAGTGGCTGGAAATCAAAATAGTTCAGGACGAAGCACAGACTATGGAACAACATGGACTGTTTCTAATAATCTTCCAACACTAGGCGATTCTACAATCAACGAATGGGTTGACGTAACCTACGGTAAAGGCATGTTTGTAGCTGTTGCTAACAGTAATAACGTGTTTGCTATGAGTAACGATAACGGTGCAACATGGACTGGCGGAATCATGGACGTGATTGCTGATTCAACACAAAAAGATTGGGTCTCAGTTGCTTATGGTAGAGATCGTTTTGTAGCACTTTCAAGCCAAGGTGATATCGCATATACTTTTGACGCGGTCACCTGGTATCCAGCAACAATGCCAACACAAGACGGCTCGACCTCGATGAATTGGAAAAATATTTCTTATGGTAACGGGGTGTTTTTAGCAGTTTGCGATACTGGCGGAAAAGATATTTTTGGAGATCCTACAGCCGGACCTACAAACTTCATAGCTACTTCAGAGGATGGTATTGTTTGGACTGGAAGAGAAGTATCAAGTTATCAAAATTGGATAGGAGCAGCTTACGGTAATCCAGATATTACTTTTGATGATTCTACAGTTAGAGATGTTGGAAACAACACACCAACCTGGATCGTTATTTCTAGCGATCAAACTAATGTAATAGATCTAGTTAAAGTTGGTGCTAGAGCTAAAGGTCGAGTAACGTTAGCCAGCGGTAGGGTAGGCGGTATTAAATTATGGGATCCGGGATCTGGTTATGTCAGCGGTAGCCCTGACCTAACAGTCTACGACCCAAATGCTGCTGCTTCGCCGTTCTTTAATAATAGAGTAGCAGACGGGGTATTAGGACAACCTGCCTGGTTGAATAGAGGTAGTGCTTACAAGACCTCAACTACTCGTGTAACAGTGACTGGAGATGGATTTGCTGACGTTATACCTGCTAACAGATATGTAACACTCAGCGGTCTAACGCAGTATCCAAGACCAGGAGCACAGTTTAGATTTGACGGAGATGCTACATTGTATACCGCTGTAACAATCACTCCAATAACAGGCACAACCTTTGACGGACTTACAGCTAGATTCCAAATACAACCATATTTTAATGTAGACAATGGTCCTGTGCATAATACACTAGTTGAAATTCGTGAAAGATATTCACAATGTCGTATTACAGGACACGATTTCTTAGATATAGGAACTGGAAACTTCTTAGAAACTAACTATCCAGAATTATATTCTACAGGCGACTTTTTTAAAGCACCGGAAAATGAAACAGCAGAAACAAATGGTGGTAGAGTATTCTATACATCAACTGACCAAGATGGTAACTTTAGAGCAGGTGAATTGTTTGCAGTTGAACAAGCCACAGGTATTGTTACAATCAGCGCCGATTATTTTGACTTAAATGGTCTATCAGAATTGGCACTTGGCGGTGTTAGATTAGGCGGCACCGGAACTGTTATTAGAGAATTCTCAACAGATCCGTTATTCAGTGCTGATAGTAATAATGTTATCCCAACACAAAGAGCCATTAAAGCATATCTAGCTAATAGACTGAGTGTTGGAGGCGCAGACATTGCTACAGCCAGCTTTATCGCTGGAACTATTAAAGTAGGTCCTGGCGAAATTCGTAGCACAATTAACGGGGTAACAGTATTCCCGCAGAGAATGGACTTTTATGGCTCAGACTCAACTGGTAGAAATGGATCGATCAACGGAACAATTTTAGCTCAAACGCTGTTCTATAGATCGTTTAAACACAGATAATAGTTATTGATAAATAATGTAACTTGGAGCATTTAAATGGCAGAATTTAAATTAGGTAGAATTAGATTTGTATGGAAAGGTAACTGGACCACAGGAACCACCTATTATAAAGACGATGTTGTTCGTCAAGGCGGAAAGACTTTTATCTGCACAGTAGGTCATACAGCGGCAGCAGACTTTTACACAGATCTAAACTTTATTCCTACAAAATGGAATCAGATGACCGATGGTCAAGAATGGAAAGGTAACTGGACAACCTCTACTTCTTATAAAGTAGGCGATACAGTTAAGTATGGCGGAACAGTTTACATCTGTAATACTTCACATACATCTGCATCAACAAGTGCTCTAGGGTTAGAAAACAGTATTGCCAACTGGGATATATTTGCAGAAGGTTTTGATTGGAAAGGTGATTGGGGCATTAATACTAGATACAAACCCAATGACGTTGTTTCCTATGGCGGTATTACCTATATCTGCGTAACTGGACATACATCTGCTTCATCAACCGGTCTAGGATTAGAGAATAATTCAGCTTCATGGGAAGAATGGAATACTGGTCTTGAATACAAAGGCTCATGGAGCGGATCGAGTGTTCGATACAAAGTCAACGATATTGTTAAACATGGTGGCGGCACATGGATTTGCGTAACGGCACATACTTCGCAAGCAGCATTTACATCTGACGAAGCTAAATGGGCACAATTTAATGAAGGTATTGAGTTTGAAGGCGATTGGTCAGGAGCAACAGCATATCAAATTGGCGACATTGTTCGCTATGGTGGTAACCAATACGTTGCTAAAACAAATAATACCAATGAAAATCCAAGAACTAGCACAACTAACTGGGATTTATTTGCAGAAGGATTTAAGTTTAGAGGCACACACGCTCTAACCACAAATTACTTAATTGGTGATGTGGTAAGACATAGCGGACAAATTTATCTAGCATCAACCGATTCAACAGCATTACAATTTACCTGCACTAGCACACTAGGGGCGTCGGAAAGATTTGTAATGTCTACGTCGACTGCTGCGGTATCAGTAGGCATGGCTGTTCGTTTTTCAGGAACAACATTTGGCGGAGTATTAGCAGGTGCTACTTATTATGTTAAAACTGTAGTAAGTCCTACAGATATTACAATTTCTACTACTCCGGGTGGAACAACCTTTAATATTCCAGGAAACGCATCTGGATCAATGACAGTCGATATTGGTTGGTTACCAAGCCAGGCCGCAGCATCTAGTGTTTGGACTAGACTAAATGGCGGTTTATCATGGTCAGGTGAATGGTTAGATGACACTGAATATGACATTGGAGATGTTGTTCGCTACGGTTCAAATGCATATGTTTGCGTAGCTCGTCATAGATCAGAAGGAGACGACGGTTCTACAGTAGGAACACAAGGCGGCGGTCAAGCTAACAGTCGTCCTGATAGAGATTCTTCCGGCGCATACTGGAATATTTTATCGATCGGAACCGAAACTAGCTTACTAACCACAAGAGGAGACCTAGTTTACTTTGGCGGTGCAGGTCCAACAAGACTACCAGTTGGTATTGAAGGCCAGGTATTGCGTGTCAGCGAAGATGACATCCCAGAATGGTTTACTATTGGAAAAGTTGATCATGTTTATTATGTGGCTAATCACGGAACTGATCATCCAGCACCAATTCATGGTTTAACAGTTGACAAACCATGGGCAAGCATACGTTATGCTTGTGAACAGGTATTAGCTGGTCCAAGAAATTTAAATGCAGCAAGATTGCTTGAACTCAACAGAGCATTTATTCAAAGAGAAACAGTTGAATGGATTCAATATCAAGTTACAAATAACATATCTCCGTTTACAACATCATTTACATTTAAAGATGATCGTTGCGAAAGAGATATTGGATATCTTGTAGATGCAGTTATTTGGGACATACGTCACGGCGGAAACAGAAAGACTCGAGATGCAGCATTATCTTATGTAAATGATGCTCCAGCGGTCTATACTCTAGGACAAGAAACAGAAACTGTAGCGGCTATTAACTATTCATTAACAGTAATGAACAGCGTATTAGCACAAACAGCCCCAGCAGCAAATTATCAAACATTGAACGGAGATAATTCAACTGCTATTGTTGCACAATGGACTGATTCTAGTATTTCAGCTGAAACTGGTGTAACTACTACTGTTGCTGACCTAGTTGAAATTGTTACAGATGCTATTACTGCCGGAGTTGATGACGATGTTCCTGCAGAATATTTGCCAAGCACAATTATTCATGTTAAGACAGGACGTTATTTAGAAGAGTTACCTATCATTGTTCCAGAAGGTTGCTGCTTGTTGGGTGATGAAGTTCGTTCAGTTAATGCTGGTCCAACTTCAGGAACAACTAATATTGCTGATTCATACTATTCTTTAAATACATTATCAAGAATGGAATCAATTGTTGGCGATATAGTCGTAGGAACTACTGTAACTAAAACATCAGGAAATACAGCTAGCCAATCACAGTTATTCCCATATGCTGATACAGCTCAACAAACAACTGTTAAACAGTTAGTAAGAATGATCCGTCACAGCATTGATTGGAAGTTAGGAACAATGAATCTAGCTTCTTATCCAGACCCGACAAGTTATAACTCGGGATATCTAGTTGGTTACGGTGATGCTAGAACTTTATTGTTGTTGAATAAAGAATATTTTAAAGTTGAAGTTACTGCATTTATCGATGCTAATTATACAGATGTATATTATAGCAGAACAAAATGTCAACAAGATGTCGGATACATTATCGATGCTCTAGTATACGACTTAACCTACGGTGGATATCAACAATCTATCACAGCCGGACTAGCATATTTTAATGGCGCCGGTGGCGCAATGGCTATTGATTCGGAAGAATTAACTGCTACAATCGCAGCAATGAATCATCTAAAAGAAA